AGTCAATGTGGCGGCTGGAACTGGCCTTGTGAGGCCGACAAACTCGTCGACAGCGCAGTTGCAATTTTTTGATTGGACGGCCGCCAACAGCTTGGCAGTGCCAACTGATGACATTCGCTATGTTGGTGTCGAGTACAATGGCGGTGCGCCACAAATTGTTCTTCGCGCAAACAATGATTTCAACAACAACACCGATTTCTTTCTTGGCTGTGTTGTCAACGAAAATGGCCTTCTGCACATTGTTCAGCAGCCGCACGCTGTTGGCAGCAGTGCAAAGTTTCTGCTAGAAAGACTGGCGCAGACAGAACCACTGGCCAAAGACCGTCTGACCGGCGGCCTGCAGCTGTCAGAGACAGCCGGACGCCACTTGAGCCTGTCGGCCGGTCGATTGTGGGGCAGATTGAGTGTTTACGACATTGCTTCCATTGACACATCCGACGTTGATACGTTCGACGCCTATTTTAGGGATGGCTCCGGAGGATTCAGTGTAGCCAACAGCCAAACTGTCTACAGCAATACCGAATATGACAACGGTTCAGGCACACTGCAGCCACTCGGTAGCGGTCAATATGGTGTACATTGGCTATTTTTAACCGTTGATGGCAACTTGCTGCTGCTGTTTGGCCAGGAAAGCTACGACAGTGCTGCCGAAGCAGACGGTGCGACTGTTCCTGCCCAAGTTCCGCCACGCTTCGAACACACGGCCGTATTATTGGGCCGCGTCATTTATCAAGAGTCTGCCGGCGTTTCCATTGCTGTGCAGACATTGCTCGGCAAAAAGTGCATCGCCAGCACAGTTGGCAACGATCACAACAATCTGGCAAATCTGCAAGGTGGCGTTGACGGTGAACATTATCACTTGTCGTCGGCTGAACACAGCGCCACTTTGACACATCTTACGGACACGAACAACCCACATTCAGTCACAAAGGCGCAAGTCGGTCTGGGCAAAGTGAGCAATCTGAAAAGCGAAACAGACGCCACAGTACCACCTTCAGCCGTAGACGACACAACGGCAGGCTTCGCAATAGGTTCGTTGTGGATTGACACTGCAGCGCAAACGGCATATCAGTGTGTCGATGCCACGGCAAACAGCGCAGTGTGGCGGCGAACCGACATTTCGTCAACCAGTGACGTCGTCGAGGGAAGCAATTTGTATTATACAGACAGTCGATTCGACGCAAGACTTGCCAGCAAAGACACAGACCAAGTTTCGGAAGGCGGCAGTAATCTGTACTACACAGAGGCTCGTGTCGCAGACAACAGCAGTGTGGTGGCCAACACTGAGCATCGTGCGCTGACCAACAACCCGCACTTGGTAACAGCGCAGCAGGTTGGGTTAGGCAAGGTATCCAATGTCAAAAGCAACTTGTCGGCCAGTGTGGCGCCTTCTGCAAATGATGATTCTTCAGCCGGCTACTCACCGGGCTCACTTTGGATCGATGTTCTGGCCGGCAAAGTCTATCACTGTGTTGACGACAGCGCCGCGGCGGCCGTTTGGCGTCGTGCAGATATTTCGTCAACCAGCGACATCGACGAAGGCAGCAACTTGTTTTACACAACGGCACGTTTCGACGACCGGCTGGCAGTCAAAAGCACCGATGATTTGGCGGAGGGCAGCAGCAATCTTTATTTTACAGATCTGCGTGTCGACAGCAATAGCAATGTGACGCAGAATACGGTGCATCGCAGCCGCATCGACAATCCGCATCAAGTCAGCAAGGCACAAATTGGGTTGAGCGAGGTCGCCAACATCAAGTCAAACTATGCCGCCACGGGGCCACCAACAGCCACCGACGACACAGGTGCCGGCTTCTCAATTGGTTCGCACTGGATTGACACGCTGGCCGACCGACACTATGTTTGTGTCGATGCCACAGAGGCTGGCGCCGTTTGGCGTCAGGGCATCGAGGATCACAACGATCTGGCCAACGTCGGCAGCAACAGTCATGCACAAATCGATGCTCACATTGCCAACGACGCAAAGCATCGTGTCATCGATGACACTGGCACCGGCACAACTGATTTGTGGAGCGCCTCAAAAATCGGCAACGAGTTGGACACCAAAGCTGACACTGGACACACACATCTGGCCGCCGACATCACAGATTTTGTCGGCGCAGCTGATGCGCGAATTGCTTTGCAAAAGGGCCAGCAGAACGGCTTGGCAACATTGGACAGCAACGGAAAAGTGCCAGCTTCACAGTTAGATCTGGATTCGGTAGACTACCAAGGTGCATGGAACGCGGCCGCCAACGTGCCATCGCTGTCAAGCGGTGTAGGCGACAAAGGCCAGTATTATGTTGTCAGCATTGCTGGCACTACAGAAATTGACGGCATCGACGATTGGCAAGTCGGCGATTGGATCATTTTCAACGGCACTGTGTGGCAGAAAACAGACAACAGCGACCAAGTCACTTCGGTTGCCGGCAAGCAGGGGGTGGTTACACTGATTGCTGCAGATATTGACGATTTTGACGTCGAAGTTGCCAATCAGACTGACGTTGTGCAAAATACTGCACATCGTTCGCTGACCAACAATCCTCACTCTGTGACTGCTGCACAGTTGGGCTTGGGCGACGTCTCAAACTTGAAGAGCAATTTGAGCGCCACAGTGGCTCCCGTCAACAGCGACGATTCTTCTGCTGGCTACTCGGTCGGATCTCTTTGGATTGATACGGATGCCAATCGGACTTATCAGTGTGTAGATTCTACGAGCGGCAATGCGGTCTGGCGTCGCACAGACATTGCTTCGACAAGCGATATGACAGAAGGTAGCAACTTATACTACACTGCTGCTCGTTTTGACGCGCGACTGGCCACCAAAAACACCGACGACCTTGTCGAAGGCGATAATCTCTACTACACAGAGAGTCGTGTGAACAACAACAGCAACGTTGCCGCCAACACCGGGCACAGATCTCGCACAGACAATCCGCACAATGTGACCGCGGCACAGATCGGTCTTGGCGATGTGTCTAATCTAAAGGCGAAATTGGATGCGACCAGTGCGCCAAACAACAACGACGATTTCAATGACGGGTTCAGTGTCGGTTCTGTTTGGATTGATGTGAGCGGCGATCGCGCGTATATATGCGCCGATGCTTCTGTTGGTGCAGCCGTGTGGCGTCAAATTGGCGTTGAGTCGCATTCCGAGTTGCAGGGCGTTGGAACAAACACACATGCACAGATCGACGACCACATTGCCGACGTCGCAAAGCATCGTGTCATCGATGACAACAGCATAGCATCGACTGCACTGTGGTCGGCATCGAAAATAAGTAATCAGCTGGCGGCGAAAACCAACGTCGGTCACACACACTCACTAAACGACCTCAGCGATGCCGATCTGTTTGAGAATGGCGGTGAGGATGGTGGAGCGGATCGATCATTGGGCAACAACGACAACTTTGACTTGGCTCTGAAAACCAACAACATTCAGCGCCTCGTCATCAGCAAAGACGGTCGCATTGGTCTGGGCAGTACACCTGAAACCGACTACAAGCTGACCGTACAACAAGTCAGTGGAAAAGAAGGTGTTTTGGTGAAAGCAGGCGGTGCAGAGGGCGATCTTTCGCTCAACGTGGTCAATGCGTCACAGACCAAACAACTGCTGCAAGTGCATGCCAATGGTGGAGAGTTGGTGTTGGGCGACAGTTACAGCAACGTGAAGACAGCCAATGGCACTGTCTACGGCTTCGACAACCAGCACTCCAGTGGCGCACTGGCCGACGTGAACACCGTCGGGAGGTACCGCGTTGCAGGCCGACCGACAGTGTTGATGACAGAGTACCAAGACGCCGCCAGCAACGATGAAAGTTCCACAACAAATACGACTTTTGTGCAGAAACTGCGCATGAGCACACCATCACTGCCGCTCGGAAAGTACAGAATAGGTTGGCAGCTGGAATTTAAAAACAACCACCGACGAGGTGGCGAATATCGTGTTCAAATCAATGACAGCACAACCATTGCCCAGGCAGAAGGCACCGACAGAACGACAAGAGGCTTTACGACGGAAAGTGGCTTTTACTATGCATCCGGCGTGTCGGGCGTGCAGAACATTGACATAGATTTCAGGGCGGTTCGAGGCACGTCGTTCGTGCAGGCGGCACGATTGGAAATATGGCGCATCTCCTGAAAAAAGGCACAGCAAAATTTTTGACCAATAAAACTATCAAACGAACATTCCGTTCAATTGTTGCGCTGGATGAGTGTTCATTGTGCAGCCGGTCAAAGTTTCAGAATGCAACAATCAACGAAAAGGTTCAAATTTTTAGACGAAACAAAAGTTAGCAACCAATGAAAGAAGCGGAAGTCTCTGCGCACCGTTGTCACCGCAGTGCGGAAAAAAGATGCCACTGTCATAAATCTGAAACGATTGTCCAACGAAAGAAGAATTCGGAGGCTTCGCGTTGAAATAAATTGCACCCTTTGCTGATGAACGATGATTGTTTTTTGCAACCTTTGATTGAGCGATTGCTTCTTTATGTTGGTTTTCAGCAGACGCTAGCGTACGTATCGACGTGCCGAAAGCGTCACAAAGAGCGGAAATGGTTAATCGAGCAGAGCGCGATCGTTGATTACAAGGTGTCGCCGCAGTTCGTTGGCGGCATTGTAATCAAATATCAATCCGCCAAAGTCCTTTATATCACACAAGTGGAGACTTTGCCTGCCACACTAACGCACTTGACGTTCATAGATATCTTTAATGAATTGCTGGAAAACGTGACGCCGCTCGACAACGTCACTCTGCCGTCTGGATTGACACACTTGACGTTCGGCGGTCATTTCAATCAGTCGCTCAACAGCGTGACACTGCCGCCTAAATTGACACACTTGATATTCGGCGACGCTTTCAATCAGCCGCTCGACAACATGTCTCTGCCGGATAACTTGACACACTTGCAGTTTGGCAAGTGCTTCAATCAGCCGCTCGACAACGTGAAGCTTCCGAAGGCATTGAAGCATTTAAAGTTTGGGTTTGGCAGCGAATTCAATCGTGCACTCGAAAAAGTGTCGTTGCCGCCTGAATTAACACATCTGACGTTTGGA